TTGTTGTCTAATAGAATTGGGTTTGGATTAACAGCAGAAGCACCATCATCAGCCCATGTAGTTGCTAAATCAGGTCTGCCGATATAATAAACAAACAACTTACCAGCAACAAGAATTGAACCATTCTTGTTTTGAAATTGTTGGGTTAAATCATATAAGGGTGTTAGCATGGAACCTCCCATCTACAAATTCTATTATGTTTCAAATAAAAGTGTAATTCTCTATCGTATAGTTTATGATTCTCGTTGTTAGTAAATCCAAAATGCTCAAAGAATTTCTTACCAAATTCAGTTCTAGGTTTTTTTAGTTTATTCTTAACAGAATCTTTTTTCATAGCTTCTTTAGTTCCTTTACTTATGTTTTCCTTATGCTCTTTTGTAAAATCCCAGTCATGATTTTTAAAATGCTCTTTTCTCTTTAGAAAAACGAGTTCACTAGGAAGTCTATGGTAATATAAACCTTTATCTTTAAGTTCTTGTTTAGAAAAACATTCGCCTAATTTATGATGGCAATCCCACCCTTTAAAATTATCAGCTTTGGCTAATTCATAGTTCTCTATTTCTGTGAATCTGTCACAGTATCTTTCAAATCCATGAACCATTATTCACCTCTCATTATATCACTAAATTTTGGTTTAGTTTGTTTGTTTTCTTCCTGCCATTCACGATATGCTTTCATAATTGGTTCGTCATCTCTACCGTGTGGTTTGAAACCAGCTGACCAATCTCTAGCATAGTTTTCTTTGAACCAGTTAATATCACTGCGTTCTTGGTTGCTTTCTTTATGACGAGCAGCATTCTGTTGTATGTAAGGGACGGCTCTACCACCTTGTTTGAATAGACCTGTGCCACTTTGTTTCAAAAGATTGTCACCAACTCTTTGAGCAGTAGTCATATTCATTCGTTTTTTATAATCGTCAATAACAGTCTTGAAATTTGGGTCTTTCAACATTTCTGCTTTGTAAGCTGCTTCTTTCTTTGCCATAAACTTATCAGGATTTTCGGCAAAATATGCTTTGTCTTTTGCTAATCGTTTGTCATAAGAATTTGGTTCAGGAATAATACCTTCATTCAAAAATTTGTTCTTACTATCTTGACTAGCATTTTTACGAATTGTTGGTTTTTCTTTCCAAATTTCTGCTTCTTTCTTCAAAGTTTCTTTGGCTCTACTGGCTTTATCTGTGAATGTGTCAGTTAACCAGTCTTCAAATTTATCACCAACACCCTTACCAACTTTACCTGCGTCAGCACCATTACCTACCCAATCCACAACTTGTTTTGCTAATCGTGGGGCAGCAGCAATAGTTTGTCCTAAACCAGCACCAAATACTGGGGCTACAACATTATGTAATCCTAATTCTCTATCTTGGTTCAAATCTTCGGCAACACCTAATGCTGCGTTAGCTGCTATATCACCTGCCAACCAAGCACCTTTCTGTAAAGTTGTTTTACCCAATCCACCAGGAGTCAAGAAACTAGCTGCGTTCAATGCGTCTAATGCTATATCTTTGTTTGTAATGTCATCGCCTTTCTTACTGCGTTCACTAGCATTTGGAGCAAGTACATTTTCGTTCAACCATGAAGCAACTGGGTGTTCTTTCTTATATTCTTCGTAGATTTTCTTCTTATTTTCACGAATTGTATTGTTTTGAAGTTCACGCATCATTGTAGAGCGGTCTTCTTTGTTGTTCCAGTTATAGTGTAATGATTCTGCCAATCTTCCCATTTGTTCCTGGTCATATTCTTGCCATTTCTTTGGATCTGGCTTAAATTCTTCTACTACTGGATATTTCTCAACCATTCCTTCAATGAAATCATTTCCTTCGTTTTTCTTAACAAATGATTTCATATAAGTGTTAATTCGTTTGTTTGCTTCGTCTTGTTCTTTGTAAGAATACTTGCCACCCAAATTTCCTGCTGCTTCAACATCCGCCTGAGAGATTTTCCCTGCGTCAATTAGTTTGTCATAAACATCTGAAAATTCGTCATAGTGTTTAGCAAATTTATTCATCATTGGCGAACCTCTTACATATTGAAATTAACTCTCTTGTTATGCTTATTCAAAGTTTCTTGTGTACCGACTGCGTCTTTTGCTTCACCACGTCTCTTACCACGCTGTTCTCTCTCCCAATCCTGTTGTTCAGCTTGTTTACGAGATACTGCGTTATAGATTTTGGCTTCCATGCTTGGGTCAAGTCTGTCAATTTCGTCTTTGTTATCACTGTACCAATACAACATATCATCAGCATTACGGAAGTTGTCTTTATCAAATTCTTTAAATTCTTCTTTGAATTTGTTTGCTTGGTGAATGTCTTTGTTAGCCAACATTACTTCGTTTGCTCTGCGTGTTGTTGAAGCAATAGCATTATTGTATTCTTCATCAGAGTTAAACCATTCAGGGTGTTGCTTCATTTCAATTACTTTATTACGAAGACGCTGCTCAGTCATAGCATTGGTATCATATTTATCCGAAATAGGTGTTGTCATAGTTTCTTCAAGACCCTGACTGAACTTTCTGCGTTCATTCATGTTCTGTCTTTCCTGTTGTTTATCAAACATACCTAGTTCGTGTTCAAATCTTTCTTTCTGCTGTTGTGTTTGGAAATCTCTGTTTATTTGATTCTGTTCAGCAGCGAAATCTCTTTGAGCTTGTGCTTGAGCAGCTTGGTTGTTTTGTGCTTGAATGGTTTTAGCCCAATCATTAGCCATTCCAACCAAATTCTTAATGCCAGCATTGGCATTGTTTAATTGGTTCGCATAGTTTTGGAAATTCAAAACTCCTGCAACACTTGGCAAATTCATCATTCCTGCCATAATTAAAATCCTCCAAATATACTTTGTACGCTTGGCATTTGAGTTGAAGTTGTTTTCATCATAGAACCATAACCTCTCTTTATTCTATTTAGACCTTGACCCAATGAACCTTCTGTCATGAATCGTTTTAGTTGGTCAGGTGTAGCACTATAATTGTAATACTTCTTACCCACTTTAACCATAGCAGTGTTAGTGTTTGGGTCATACTGAATATCTTGAACAACAGAACTTTGAGCATTTAAATCTTTTCTCAAACCAGTATCTTTTGAATCATAGTGTGGATTCTCTTGTTCAATCTCATAACCCATTTCTTTCCAGTTGGGCAAATTAACTCTTTGCTCATAGAAAGTGTTTAACAAATCATCGTGTTCGCTTTGGGTCTGAGGTTGAAGATAGTCAGGTTCATTTGTTGAATAAAATGCCTTAGAACCAGTATGTTGTACTGGTATACGAATTTGTTTGAAACTACCTAATTCATCGTGAACAGGTGGTTCATTCATTCTCATTATTTCTTCAACCGTTAGAGCCATATCTTACTTACCCATTAGCTGCATAATTTGTCCAAAACGATTCATAGCAGTGCCCAAACCAGCTTGTTGCTGTGGTTGCTGTTGCTGGGACTGCATTGGAGTCATTTGTGGAGCTTGATTATTTTGATTAGTTTGTATGTTTTGAGCGAGCTGTTGTGCTTGTTTCTGTTGTCCTTCTTGGTTTTGTTTAGCCATTGATAAGATTGCTAGAATTGCTGGTAGCATAATTCGTTCTCCTTTTAACCTAAGATTCTACCGATTAAACCTTTCTTTGATAAATTATTAGCAGCTTGTGCCTGAACATAATTAGCATAGTTTTGAGCATCAGTATTGTTTTGTGAAGCCAAATTAGTCATGTAGTTGCCATAAGCATTTGATAAATTATCTTGTGCGTTAGAAGCCTGACCCAACAAAGTATTAGACTTGTTGAACTGGTTTTGATAACGCTGGTTGCCTAAATTAGCATTTGTGCTAAATTCGTTCAATGCCATAGCACGGTCTTGATTGTATCGGTCATAAGCCTTATCCCATTCTTCACTAGCCAAAGCCTGTTGTTTTGCAGCCATTTCATTCGCATAATCACTTGTAAACATATTACCAGCATTGGCTCTACTGTTTGTGATTGCGTTCATAGCATTGTTGATTCTTTGGTTAGCAGCTTTAGAATAGAAATCATTAACATCTTTATCGTAAGAGAATTGCCCTGGGTCATATACTTCAAGGTTTTCCAAATCACTCAAATAGTCGCCATATTTGCCAGCAGTATCACCATAAGTTTGATTCATCTTATTATAATACTGATTGTATAATGCTCTGTTAGCATCACTGGTTTCCATAGACTTATCATAAGCCTGCTTTGCTGCGGCATTTGCTTTAGCAATCCTATCGTCCTGTTGGAATCCAAAGACATCACCGGGGTCAAATATATCACCTAATCCCATTAGATACCTCCATTTAGAATTGAATAATTACACATATACTATTCTCCTGAACTTCAATAGCATTTTGTTGTAAATCTAGTACTTGCCCTTTCAATCCGTCTTTCGTAAACAAGAGAACAGGACAAACTTCGTTTCGTTGGTTTAAGAATTTGTTTGGAAGAACATTTGAACCAGTAGTTAAAATCTTTTTGAACAATCTTAACTTACCCATTTCAATGACTTTCCAACCATTATCTTCATTAGTAAAATCCCATGTTCCAGCAATCGCTTGGAGTATATCTTTAATAACACTTTTATCGTTTATTAGCATTTTATACTCCTGTGTTTAATTCAGTATAACGAATACTGGAATCATTTATTACAAAATCTGTTGGTTCACTATAAGTTAATTTCAATACACATTGACGGGTCATACCCAAATTCATCCATTTAGCACGAACTCCGTATTCACCTTTTCTACCAACACTTGTTTTAATTACATTACCGAATGTATAGCCACCATTATTACTCATTTGTAATAAAGCATAAGCCGGTGTACCATAATCTTCTTTCGCACCAACATTACATTCTACTGATAATTCGTGAATGATAAATGGTTTGTAATCACTTGTTATAACAGGTGTTTGTCTTGTTCGTAATAGTGGTAATCTCTGTGTATCATTGAAATCTTCATAGAAATACTCAGGGTCAAGTTGTGATAAATTACCATTTTCACTTGAACCAACAATAATCATATTATCCCACCAACAAGCATATAGTGGAATGTAGTTTTTAATCTTACCATTATAGAAATTTCTTGAACTTCTTAAATGCCATTCACCTGTTGCTATATCGTAGCAATAACAAGTTTCACCAATACTGAAGCAATAGAAACTATGGTTGTTTAAAGAATATGTCCAACCGATAATTCTAGTTGTTTCGTTTGTATTTAAAATTTTATCTAACCATAATGGACTGATCTTTTGAACATTTGTATCGTTTATCATCAATACGCATTTACTATTTGCTTTACCAGTACCAATACAGAATTGTGAATGGTTCACAGAAGCCAATGAATATGGGGCTTCAAGACCTTGTTCTTTGTTAATCGTATAACTTGTTCGTTGCCATGTTTGATATGAAGCACTATCACCGCGTTGCCAGAATTCAATAGAAGAAGGACCAAACAAAGTAAGCAAAGCACCAACAGAAGAAATAGCAATACATTTATCCGAAGAAGATTCAGCATTGAAATACTGTCTAGCACCATAATCGTCTAGGAAACAATACACACCACTATCAACATCATCCATTTGTACTGTTATTTTATCTTGTTCGTACTGAACTTTTCCATCAATGATTTTAAATACTTTTCTTGTGTCCTGTGAAAGTGGATATGGAACTGAATAGAAAACATAAGAAGAACCTCTATCGTTTACAACAATAGAACCACTAACTACTGCTATGTGAGAAGGTTGAATATATGCTCTCTCGTCAAGTCTTTTTGGTAAAGTAATTTCTACTCTGCGACCTTCTTTCAAATCGTAAGCACCAATGTTTTGACCATCTACCCACAATAATACAGCTCGTTCACCACCTGATTCGGCAAACTCTACTCTATTACCAATGGCATAAGTACCAATGATTTCGTGGTCTAATGTCTTTGGAGTAATACGATAAATGTTTCCTTTGTACGCAAAGAACAAACATTGTTGGAATGACTGAGTCTTTAAACCTGTGGAAGGAACAAACATACCATCGCACTTGCCGTCAATCCCTAATTGTTTTAGGAACTTAATACCTGGGCAGGACTGCATAAATGTTTTCTTCTCGTCACCACTGCCATTAAAATCAGTGAACATATTACGAGAAATAGAACTACCTTCTATGTTTGGAAAAGTAGTTCCATTTGTGCCACCTGTGAGATTGTATATTACTTTAGCCATTACTTGTGCCCCCAATACCAACTCCCATCTTCTCTAACAATTCTATATCTTGATTTACATTTGTCCGAAATCTTTTTCTTATGTTCGTCTGACATGTTCAAGGCCCACTGACGGATTTTTTCCGCAGCTTGTTTATTACCGAACATGGGGTTGTTCTTTCCTGATCTATTAGAGGGCAATAATACTTTACCAGTTTTCAAGAAATTATATGCCCAAATCATCTTTCGTCTAAGTTCATTTATCTTTACACACAAAGTCATTAGTTTATGAACTTTCAAATGTTCTTCATAAGTTAAATAAACTAAATTGTTCTCACTGTTGTCTATTTCAATACCTTTTAGTTTGTAGTAAGAACGAGGGATAATGTGGTGTTTTTGAAAATCTCCTTTAACATGACCTCTCTTTTTAGCCATATTTAATATGTTAAACAAACTAACAAAATGTTGGTTGTATTCAAAGATTTCTTCAACCATATTAACCCCAATCTCCTGCTAAACCTCTTTCATAAGAGAAATTATATCCATTCGTAGAGAAATTCTCATAGACTTCAGGTCTGTTAGCATCGTTAATAACTTTGATATTTCCCTTATCAGTTTCAAATTCTTCCTGATACATTGGGAGAGCATCCATATAGTGATAACGCATACAAAGTTTTACGCACAAACCATCTTCAATTAGATTTTGATATTTGGAGCTGTAATAAAGAACATCGTCTATATCCAAATCGTCAATGGATTCAAGATATGTCATACGATAATCAAGCACCATTGTTGTATTAAATTCAACATGGAAATACTCAATATAATATGTTGTACTACCTACTGTGATTTTATCGTGTTCAGTATCTACACAATACATTGAAGAAAGACCATAGGGCTGGAACTGGTCAATTTTTGCTTTATCACCAGGATAAATCTTTACATACTTACTGTTCAACTTTCTTCCCATACCAAACACTCTGTCAGGAAGATTACCTGTGATAACACAACCAGGCCATAGTTTACTCATCTTTTGTTCAAATTCATAATTTGTTTGCCATGTTATGCCACCGTTACCAAAAGTTAAGAAATAAAACTCATTTCCGACCTTAGCAACATCGTCAACTTTTCTGTTGTCAATATCGGCAATCATAGCTTCTGTTGTTGGATATTCAACCCAACCATCAGGCAACTTGGCAAATCTAATTTCTTTACCACAACGAAAATCTACAACTTGATAATTTTCAAGAATGTAGTTCTGTGTATTTAAATCAGTAATTACTGCTTTTAAATCATTCAATGCTGCCATAGAATAGTTTTCGTTCACAGGTTGGCCGTCGCCAACAATGCCGACTCTTTGGCAAGCATTTTGGATTATGTTGTTAATACGAATCATTAAAACCTCGCTAGCAATTTAGGTTCTCATATATTTATAGTTTATACTATATCAAAGTTCACAAAATAGAAAATAATGGGTTTATAACATATAGTTTGCTATATTTATCCAATATAGCAATAGTTTTACCAATAAAGGAGAAATTTATGAAGAAATTTAATGAAGTTTACTACCTAACAAAAGGTGGTCTTGTTTACAAACTAATAGATGGAAAATTAGTTTATACAGAATGTAGTCGCAATAGTTCTGGCTATTTGTGTCTTGGATGTGGAGGTTTCGTTCATAGAGCAGTATACGAACTATTCAAAGGTCCAATTCCACCAGGTTATCATATCCATCACAAAGACCATAACAAAGATAACAACAACATAGATAATCTTGAACTCATTGAAGCAAAACAACATTGGTCTGAACATTCATTAGGAACAAAACAAAGCGAAGAATGGATAAAGAAACGCACAAAACCAAAAAGTGAATTTGGTATAAAATACGAACAACATTTTGGTTATGGTCATAAGATTGGAAAAGCACACTACTGTAGTGAGTGGCGATATTACAAGAAATTTGGTAAGTGTTCATGGGAATAAAAAAATGGTTGGCATTTAGCCAACCATTTTTGTTTTACCTAAGGAGATACCTAAGCAAATTATTCTCTTTCCATGTATGCGAGTACGCAGCTTCTTGCTTCAGGTAAGCCGATAGCGAATGGAGCAACGATACGATACATTGTGGTAAGAGTTTCGCCATTACCGAATTTATAAGTCTGTACCTTCAAGGCGTCCTTCTGTACTGTTTCCATTTCGGAGCCAGGAATATTACCAAACTTATAACTGTCCATAGCAACAGCATCAGTAGTACGAGTCTGAACAACATCGTAAGTCTTACCAGAGGTAAGCATAGATGTGAATGTCAAAGAAGAAGTACCGGTTGGAACCCATGCGTTAGCATTTCCACCATTCATTCCTTCAAATTCAACTCTCAATTCAGGAATCTTACCATCGGCATCAGGAATTACAATGTAATCTTCATTTGTCTGAATACCATTCTTATCAACCAACTTCAAGCCAGTTGCTTTGAATGGAACACCAGCATTACCAACAAGAGTACCGGAAGTGATTGGTTCAAAACCCTTTTCACCAGTGGTTACTGTGACGGAGAATGTATCATTACCAGCTTCTACAACAGGCATGAACTGTTCTTCTACAACTGGAACACCAGCAAATGTACCAATAGCAGCGTCTTTATAGAGTTTGTTTACAATTTCATCGTTCTTAATCTGACCAGCAGCAACAGCGGCAATATCATGACCAACTACTGGGTCAATGTAAGTTACCTTGGAACCAGCGGCACCAGCTTTCTTCAACTTACCATTAGCCTTAGCCAATGTAGCCAAAGACTTTGTACCAACAACGGCCTGAGCAGCTTTGAATACAGTCTTATCTACTGCATACTGTTCAATGGTCTGACCAATAGAGCGACCGCGAGGAATAGCAATCTGGTCGGAGAAGGATTCAATATCACCCAATTTTTCCCATTCGTCAAGTTCTACATCATTCAAACCTGCTTCAAGAGAAATTGGATAAACGATTTCTTTGATTTCTTCTACCTGAGCGGAAAGACCATTTCTTCCATCGGAAGCCTTGGCAATACGAGATTTACCTGGGTCAGGAATATAAACAGTGTAAGTATTACCATATTTCTTACCAACCATCTGTTCCTGTGGAATGTAAGATTTTGCCTTCTTCAAATAAGGCATGTTGTCATAAATTTCTTGTGCGATTACTTTGGTTTTCGCATTGTTGCTAAATTCATTAGCCATAATTAAACCTCTTTAAAAGAATTTGTTTGTGAATGTTTGTTTATCTGCGTGAATCCAAAAATGCTTCCAATGATTTTGGGTCATCCCAGATGTTTTTCTTTGCGATTGTATCTACACCTGGTTTACCAATTACTTTTGGTGGTTCTTGAACTTGCTTAACTTGTTCAATAGCCATAGCCTTCTTGGCTTCATACTTTTTGATTACATCTCGCTCAATGTCCTTTAATTCATCCATTCGTTCATCGGAAGTCATATAAGGGTCATCAAACAAACGAGACTGAGATTCCTGATTATTAACAAGTTCCATTAAAATAGCAGGACCATAGGGACGTCTCATTAAATAACTTGCTACTCTCTCATCGTTATCAATTTTATCCAACAATTCTGTTTCTTGTGCTATTTGGAAGGCTTCACGATACTGAGATTTTTCTTCGTCGGTTTTGAACAAATTATTTAAGTTTTTCGTTGCTCGTTCTTTGTAATAAGTGAACATAGCATCTTCATCACTCTTTTTCTTTGCTGCTAATTCCGCTTCTTCTCTCTGTTTTGCCATCAATGCTTCAAACTGTTGTTTTGAACGATAATCAATGTATTCGTCAGCAGTGTTGAAATCATCTCTATATTTTGGTCTGTATTTGTCAGGATTGTTTACTCGGTCTTGAAGGTCCGCAACAATCTTCTTAAATTCCGCAATTTCCGCAGCATGCTTTTTATTTTGTCTAGCAAACTGTTTGTGGAAAGAATAGGTTGCTTTCTCAAGTTCCGTAGGTCCTGTCTTTACAGGTTTCTCAACTATGTCAGCGCCTTTACTAACATCTTCATTCGCTACTTCTGTTTGGTCATTGGAAGGTGCTGCAACACTTTCTTCTGTTCCAACATTTTCACCGGCAGCGTTCGTGGATTCAGGAATTGCAGCTCCATCATTCACAACACTTTCTTTTTCTTCGTTTTCTATTGCCATATCGGCTCTCCTTTATATGCCATTGTAAGTGGGCATTCACTACTATATGTATAAACTTGTCTATAAATCTTTCATATCTTCGCAATCTTGTCTATAACTTATATCCAATGCTTGTTTTGGTATAATTGGTTGTATATAAGTTAATGCCAATGCGTCAGCGGTGTCAGGAGAATGTCCTAAAACCAGCTTTATTTCGGATTTTGGAATAATTTGTATCTTGTTTGTATTACTTAGTATGTATTTCGTACAATTTAACTCTCGCTTTAAATCGTCATTCAAGCCAATCATGCCAAATTCTTCAAATTGCTTCTTCATATTACAGTACATTTCGGCACGATTATTCAAATAAACACTCTCATCGGATTTTCCACCAAACGGAACAACCTGAGCATTATATCCTGCTTCACTTAAACGATTATAAAGGTCTAGTCCGTATGCTTCGTCAATGGCAATATGGCTTAAATCACCACGGCCAAATTCTTCAATCAAGCCTTTAACTAAACCACACATTTCCGCAGCAGAAGCCAATCGTTTAACCACGATTTTCTTTATTTTGTTAATACTACGAACTACGATTACATTGTTATCTACACCCAAACCTGAGCAGTCAATACCAATAGCATAACCTTTCTGTTGGTTTTCTTTGTATGTACCGCATTCTTTCAACAAATCATTTGTGAACAAAGTACCATTTGTGTTGTCATCACATTCTTCACCATAGAACTCTCTACGCCATTGGTTTTCATCCAAACAAGTTTTACGCATTAAGTCAATTTCTCGTTGCTTAATTTTCTTGTTATCACTCGTTTTTGCGTTAATAACTTTAACATCATTATCACGAACATAAGTTGTGAGCCAATTATCCGCACGAGGTGTAGATAACATAACAATTTGCCCAATAGTATCATCAGGTAAATCACGCATAGTGAATGATAATACCGAGAATAGGTCTGGTGGTGCTAGTGCTGCTTCATCACACACTGCGAGACTTATACTGGTAAAACCTCTCAATGATTCCAACGATTCATAAGAAGCAAAATATATCGCTCCATTCTTGAATGAAATCTTTTGAGCACCGAGAGAAGCACGAAATTGACCTGGGATTATATCGTTCAAACGAGCAACAATCTCAGGATACATTACTTCACTCATTTGTCTAAAGTTCTGTGATAAACAAATTATGCGTTTTTGTTCTATCAAACGAATAGCACAAAGCAACGAAGCACAGAAAGTCTTTCCAGCTCCACGTCCACATCTCAAATAAATTACATCGTCTTTTGAAGTGAACAATGCTTTTTGATGTGGGAATAGTTTGTATTTAATTTGTTTCATCTTCGTAGTCCCCGATAACAATACGAATGTCAGTATCTTGCTTAACTTCTGCTTCTACCTTCTGTTCGTTTCGTTCACTCCATTCATCCTTGAATCTACGCTTCAAGATTTCACAATACTGCATTTTACCTTCTCTGTAATAATGAGCAGTGATATAATCTTCAATCTTACGCTTCATCATTTCTAACCAATCACACATATCATTAAGAAGTTCTTGTGTTTCTTCAGCTATGATTTGTGTTTCGTTTTGTTGGAATGAATTACGGGACCATAGACGATATGAATTTTGACTTGTTCTCAATGATTTTGGTAAATAGTCCTGAATATGAGCCATAAAGTTCGCTACACTACCCCAAGAAGGTGGTGTATTTGAACTATGAGAGGCAGCACCAAAACCTTGACTGTTCAAAATTCTCCATGTAATACCAGCAGTGTTTAAGTTTTCACTCTGGTCTTCAATGTTAAAAGAATCATTAAGAGAGCCCTGGCACTCAATAAGAGAGAAATCAGGCTCACTCATGTTCTCTAAAATATAACGCATTTGTTTCTGTCTGAGTTCACAGTTTCTCAACAAATTAGCACCTTGAATTCTTCCCATTATTTCTTTCTCCCTGGGAACATGCCCGTTCTGTCCTTAGTGTTGTATTCAATGTCTTTAAGCAATTCTTCAAGTGCTAATAATTTGTCGCAAACTTGTTTCAACAAAATAACAACAGAATCCAGCTCTGTTTTAACTGGAGTTTCTGTTATTACTTTATCTAAAACTTTCTTTTCTTTTTTCATGGATTACTCCTTTATGCTGTTAGAGCCAGCATTGCTCGTTTGTTTGTATTAGGTTTGTTCGGAAGAACTATAATCTCCTGGTACTGCCAAGAAACGCCAAGTCCAAGGATAGTATGAAGGGTCATTCTCACGAACTTTACCCCATTTACTAAATCCAACTTTGAACAAGTCACCATTATTCACATAATCATTTATATGTGACCAAGGATAAATCCAACATCCCTGAGCACAATTAAATTCACTGTTGTCATTACCAGTATATTTTGTTCGTACAGGGAAACCATTACCACCAATAGCATGTGAGTCCCAGTGATAGACTGTTGTACTGTCAAAAGCAAGCATTACTCTAGCAGCAGCATTATTTAATTTGTTCAATGTAACGAACTTATCTTCAGCTAGTTCTGCCCAATAGAAATTAGCTTCGCAACCTGTTCCGTTTGTCAATGTGACTCCGTAAGGTGTTTCAGCTGGGCAACTACCAACATTACCATAGTATTTAATGTTGTGTAAGTTTTTACCCCATTTTACGAATGTATAGTTATAGCGAGAACCTGTACGATTCTGCCAGTATCTACATTTCAAACCACCCTGGTTATCATTGAATGTGTTGCCAATTATGCTCCAGTTCAAAACACAATCATAACAATCTTCATCGTATGAGCCATTAATCATGTCAATCTTTGTGAACTCAATAGGTGTGTTATTATTAAAGGTGTTGTTTCTAAGGTCACAGAAGATGTGATATACATTGTTCGTGTCCTTATATGGATAAATCTTAATCGTGTTGTTGTTGGTTGTACAACCTCTCATTTGGAGCAACTTCGCTTCAATTATGTTGTTCTCAGCAATTTCACAATTATCAAATTCCAACCATCCACCCTGAGTTGTGTTGTCTGTAACTCTCTTGAAACCAACATTAACCTTACAATTCTTGAAAATATATTGTGCTGGAGAAGTGAAGAAATAGCCACCAGTTATTGTACTGTCATTAGCCCAACAAGCTGATATGCTAGGCTCATTAGCAAATCGCACATCACAACCATTTTCAATAGTCAAGTATCTACAATTTAGAGCAACATTATTACATTTTACATTGTTCAAAAGAACATCAACTGTATTCTGTTTGTTAATGCTCATTTGGTTCGTACAAAC